TGTTGGGCAGAGACGTAAATGTTTGAGTACGCCGCAGGAGCAATGTAGTTCACGGTAACGATTACAGACGGGGTTGACGGTCTTGTTGGGCTTGTCTGCGCCGCTAGATGCTCGATTCCGCAATCTGTGTCGGTTGATGCCCAAGCAAGCTGAATATAATCGTCTGCCTGTAATTCTAGGAAAAAGTTAAGCGCCGCAATTAGGTGTCCGTCTGTACCGCCGTGGCTCTCTGGGACTGAGAACTTGCTGTTACTTCCCGCAATGTTGGAAGCAGCCCCGCCTCCACTACCCTTCTTAAACCACACATCTACGTCTTGAATCTGCACATCCGCATTGGCAAACTGGATGCTAAATTGAATGTTATAAATCCCGTAATTACGCACACGGAACTTGTTGGTGCTCTCTAAAACCACCCCGTTGCTGTAATCAGTTGTGTTGCAACTGATGATGTACTCGTTCGAGGTTGTTGTCGCGTTCTGGTCTGTCGTGTCCTGAAACGCGCCGTAAGGTGCAGAATCTGCCTCTGCCGCGTCCGAGAATGGAATAAGTACAATTTTTGTATCTACGGAAATACGCTCGTCGTACAGGGTAGTCGTAGTCGCATTGCCCGTGGCAAGCGTAATCGTCCCCGTATTATTGGACTTGCCGTTCATCAGGTTGTTGACCACCTCGGAAATCTGCCGTGGGTCTCCACCTTGGTACGGTAGAACACGAAACATTATCTAGTCCCTGCTTGTTGAATCTCTACATCCATTCCGATAGCTGTCGTCCAATCCCCTGACGGCTCTAGTTTAACCCTGTGGTATCTGCCGTAAGACCTAGTTCCTATGCGGTTCTCGCTATTGGCTGCCGTAACCGTAGGGAATGACACGGTTTGGTTCAGTTGTAGCCTAGAAGCCACGGAAGCACTACCTGTCCCGTTGTCTACGATTGGCTTAATCATCGTAACCATAGACTGATTGGCTGGCGACTCAATGTCCGAAGTCTCAATCGTTGCGGTCTTAGCCGCACCCGTAAAGGTGATTAACTTTGAACCCTTGATGCCTAGCAAAAGCAGCTTGCCGCCTAGCCAGTTACGGCTATCTAGCGAAACCCCAAGCGCATCTATGCTTGCCGAGAAAGCGTCTAGCCCTTCTAAGGTAATAGACGGAGTAGAAACCGGCGCAACGCGGGTTGCAGACGAATCTGCGTAAGACCACTTTCCGGTAGCGATGTGGTAAATCAGGGCGCGGTAGTCTGTATCCACGCTTGGGTAGCCCCAAACCACCAAGTTGTTAATTGGGTCGATGGCTGCACTCATGTTGCCCAAATCCGACTCTTTTAGCGAGTTAAAGAAGTACCGATTAACCTTCTCTGCGCCTATGTTCTTTAGGTTCTGACCGTCGCAAGCGTAGAATCCGTCATCACCCAAGAAGTAGGTAATGCCCTGCCATTGGATGACCGAGTTTGGCTCAAAGCACCCACGGTTCCTAGCGATGTTGTCGAACTGGAATATCAGCGGGGTTCCAACGTAGGACATCCGCACGATACTGCGCTCTAGCAGGACTAGCCCGAACTCGCCACCCGTTACACCCTGCACAAAACCGCCGTCAGGAACGTCCTGAAAGTCAGCCTGTGTTGTGGCAGAGGTAGTCCAAGTTTTCTCGTTGTTAATCCCCGACCATTGCACTCGGTTTTTGTTGTCCGACTGATAACCCGACACCACAAAGTCCCGCACCACGGTCACAAACTTAGCCTTGGGAGCGTCTACCGCTAGGTTTGCAAAGGTAGTCCCAGACATAACGTCGATGTACTGCATGGTATTGGACTCGTTAGCCGCAATCAGGGAGTTCCCGAACTGCGTAAACTTCCACCCGCTTGTCCCAGAGTATGTGGTCGCAGAAATGTCGTCCCACGAGAAGTCTGAGGTGTCTAACTTAAATAGCCGAGTCGTACCTGCGGCGTAAATTGTGGTGATGCTATTTGTGTCCTTGGCGGCAGCCGCAGCCGTAAGCGTCTGTGGAGCGTCGTCTGAGTAGTCCACTTCCTGCGGAAACGGGCCATACCCAACAGCCTTGGGGTAGCAGTTTCTAGCCGTGGTCAGCGCACCGATAACCCCTGGCTGGTCAGGTAGCCACTCTCCAAAGGTAACTCTTGTTATTGCCATGTGTTACTTCCCGAAGATTGTTGTGTCCAAACGTCGCTTTGTGCGGGTATTGGTGTCCATGTGTCCGAACTGGTCGATGCCTGTGTCCATGTGTCGCTCTGAACATTAGCGGCAGACCATGTATTTGGCTGGTCTGGGACTAAAACCCATTCCTCGCCAAACTTGTAAAGCGTGCAAGTAAGCTGTGCATTGCTCGCCACCTGCCCCGAAACCGAGTAAATAATCCCTGCTATCGCGTCTAATGTGCCGGTAGCCACGACATCTGCGTGGACATCAAACTCAAATCCAGCGTTTGCGGTTAGGAATCCCTCTGCCGTAATCGCGCCATCTACTATTCTGAGCCTTACTGCGTCCGCAGAGGCCGTCCCAGAGGCCGTAATATCGCCTACAACCGTCCGTAATCTCGTGGCTAGTGCCGTGGCACTTCCCACCGCAGTAATCGTCGCAGAGGGGCTTACAATGGTGTTAGCAGAGGCGTTCACAAACCCTGCGGAGGCTATGTCTCCGACAACGGTTCTTGTCCGTGTAGCGTCTGACACCACACTTGCCACGCCTGAAATCGAGCCTACAACCGTTCTAGTTGCCGTACCGTCTGCCGATACCGTTCCAGCACCATTAACCGCACCCTCAGTCGTACGCAATCTCGTACCATCTGCCGAGACCTGTCCGTTAGCCGTAATTATGGCTTGTGCGGTCTTGGAGAACTCAGGTATTGCGTTGACCGTACCCACGCCAGTAATGACTTGGGGTTCGTAGACCAAGCAGATTTCTGTGTCAGGCGAAGTCCAGATGGGGCTATCCAGGCTAAACGCTAGCGCGTCTATGCTTGTGCTGAAGTAATCTAACTGCTCTAGCGTAAACGGGCCTTGAATCCCGCAGTCCATCCAGTTCGCGTCTAGCGTAAACGGTAAATCGTCCAGACTCCCGAAGCGGTCTAGTTCTTCAAGGGTCAGTAATGCCATTTAGTCCAGCGTAACGGTCAGGTTGCCAGAGGTAATCTTGAGAATGTCGCCCGTGTCGATTGTCTTAGCAGTCGTCAAGGCTGTGTGCATGAGCAGGTTGCCGCTAGTAACCGCGTCCAAAATCCCGATGTAGCCCACGGAACCCCACGAAGCCGTGGCTTGCGGGAAGGTAACGTCTGCGCTAGAGGTAACGATTCCACCCGAAGCCGTGGTCACGGACAGGGTTTGGCGGGCATATGAGCCACCAGTTACTTCCGTACCCGAATTGGTATCTGTCGGGTTAGATGTGTAAAGCCCAACGTACACCGTCGTGGGTGACGTGTAAGATGTGTTGCGGAGAACGTGGTCTAGGACTTTGTTCTCTAAATAATCGCTAAATTCTGCCATTTGATTACCTCGTTGTAACGGTCATAACTAAGGGAACACCAGAAAACTCACTCTCCTCGTCGGAGGTGTTGATTCGTGCAATTGCTTGGTTGTAGAGGCTTGACCACGTTTGTGTACGCGGGTCGTTCATAAGGTACGGCTCTGCCTCTAAGAGCGAGGCGTAGAGCAGCGCGTCTGGGTAGTTAGCCAAGAACTCGTTGCTAGTATTGCCCGACGACAGAACCACGGGCTTGTAGTAGTAAAGCATCTGCAAGACGTAGGCGCTGTCAGGCTGTGGCGCGAACTCTAACTCGTTGCCGCGCATGGTGTAGATCACCGGAAGTCCTTGTTGGTCTGCGCGGGAGTTGCTAGAGAAAGCACTTGGTGAGAGGTAGGTCACTACCGTTCTTGGTAAACCCTGAATAAACACATCACGGATGGACAGAAAGTCGCTTGGCAGTCCTACCGTCGGGTCGCCTACGGTCATACTTGCCGTGGCTGTCTTGAGCATCCTGCGGGTACGAATGTCGCGGGATAGGCGCAACTCCGCTAGGGAGATAAAGTCAGGAATCTGGCTGGTAAGGTCACTCCGTCCGAGGTAGTTCGCTACCGATGTCTGGAGGTCGCTGAAAGTCGCTAGGGCCATTGTAGTCGTTCCATGAATAAGTGTAAGACCCAACGTGCCCAATTGCGTTGGACAGGTGGTGGTCTAAATAAGTATCGAATCCTGCGTCTTTTGCCTTGATGCAGAAGTACACATCCTCGCCTAGCAACTTGTCGCCAGGTATCTTCTCGAACCAGAACCAAGGTCTCGGCGTGTTCTCAAACACCTCCCGCTTGACCATCATCACCCCGCAACCAATCGCGGTCACACACTCTAGGTGGGTCTTGTCTTTAGAGACGATTGGAATCCAATGATTCTCTTTCTTCTCAAAGTCTATCTCTAGGTTCTTTGCCGTAGGTCTTACCGGCGAGGTTCTCGTTGTAGCGTTCACCCCAACGATGGGCTTGTCGTGCGCGAGCAGTACCTCTATCGTGTTCTTTGGAAACCGCATATCTGCGTCAATCCACAGAATGTAGTCCGCACCCTCTTTTAGGGCTTCTGCCGCCAGCTTCTCTCGCTGGTCAAATATCAGGGTTCCAGCTACCGTGTACACCGCCTGGTGTCCAGTACGGTTGCGTGCGTCGTAGGCACACATCACCGCCAAGTCAAACGCCGTTCCTATCTCCATCTCTCCACGAGAAGGGATACAAATGGCGACTTTCTTATCTTCCCACGGTGCTTTTTGCTGCTTTGCTTTAATCTTGTCGTGAACCTTGCCCACTAAATCCTCCCCGGTCTCGTCCGCAAAAAACGGTTCTCCGGGTCGTTCAGAAAGGCTTTCATTCGTTTCTGGTCTACCACCGCGAACCCCCTCATAATCCCCTTCACATTCAGGTCTGCAATGACCGAATTGGGAATCTCCGCTACCCGCGCACCATCACCCCAACGTGCGCGTTCGTCTATCTGGTTATAAGAAGCCTTGTT